TTACTCCTTCTTTATTTACACCAGCACCCTCTTGAGCCATAGGGTACTCTGTAACAGAGTTACCATTAAACTTGTAATCTTTTCCTGGTTGCATCATCTTCTTGTCACCAGTGTCAGATATTCCAAGTACAGGGTAGTTAACACCCTTCATTGTTATATTGTTGGAGTTTATTTTAGTTACCTTTCCTGGGTGTGCCCATTGTCCTCTATTATCTTCTATTACTCCACCATCTTGAAAATATTGAAAACCTGTTTTATTTTTAGCCTTTTTATGTCTTTGCTTACTATTCCAATCTGAAGTAAGAACATCAAATTTCATTTCTCCAAAATCGTTATAATACCCATATTTAATACGATCCCTTTTGTCTTCTTTAGAGCCTTTTAGAATTACTTTTTCATTTGGTTCATTATAAATATTTACATCATAGTCTCTACGAATGCTTGTTTCAGTAGGAGTTACTTTATCTGGAGAGATGTCACCAGCATATTTTGTTATTGTCTTTTTGTTAGTTGGGTTAATTTTAGGATGAATATTATCATCTACAATATCAACTGGCTGTCCTAAAGAATTATAAAACTTCCGAAGTGTTGTTGGTGTATGCCAATTTCCATATTGGTTTATTGCTTCTTCCCTTCTTTTATATTTATTATAAAGTTGTGAGCTATCTTGAAATGCTTTATATCTAGGATCGTCTTCAGACTTTACATATCTAAAAGTTCCAAGATCAACTTCATTTAAGTTTTGAACTTTATCCAAAGAACCACCATCTTGGTATTTATCTAACCATCCACCGTTTTTCATTTTAGGTGACTTCCAAGAACCTTCTCCAAACTTAATAGCAGACTCTTTGTTATCACCAAACTCTATAACTTCACCTCTGTTTAATGCTTCATTATAGATATTCATCCAATCTTTTTCACCAGACATGTCCATCCACTTACCATCTTCATTTTGGAACAAAGAAGGGAATGCTACCCAAGTGCCATCTTCAAGTTGTTCAGCTTTCATAAGATGTGTAGACTCACTACCATCAGCATTTTTTCTAACACCTTGACGTGTAGGTATCTTATATCCATCTTGAGCTTTAGGTACATTACCTCCATTCTTATTTTGTGAAGCAGCACCAAGTCCTACAGCTGCAGGAACAAATGCTGGAAGCTTATTAAATATCTTTCTAAAGTTTTCTTTATCACCTAATAATCTAAAGAAGTCTTCATCAACAGGAGTTTCTCCTTTTAACCCTTTAGTCATTATTGCTTCAATTTTTGAAGGACTAACTTCTTGACCAGGTTTTAAATTAAAAGCTTTTCTAAGCTCATGTACTCTAGCATGTATCTCCTGAGGTCTTGCTAAATATTCTAATCTATCAATTAAGTCTTGTCTTGTTTTTTGATCTTTTGTTGTGTTTATTTTATTAAGCCACCAATCTTGATCTTTACCTACTGCACTGTTTAATATGTCTGTAGCTTCATCTGTATATCCTGCTTTACCTACTGTAATTGCATGTAGGTCTTCATGTGTAATTACTGAACCAACATCCTTTGCTTTTTCTTTTATACGTTTTACGTGAACTGATGCTTGATTTGTACCACCCTTATATAATCCTAAGGTTCTAGGGTTTTCATCATAATGAATACCCATATCTTGATGGTTTAAATTATTCTCATCAAACACCTCTGTAAATCTTCCTTTCTGCTGTACTGTTTCAAGATTTCTTTTTGCTAATCCAGCTTTTAGATCTTTTAGATTATCTTTAATTCTATTCTGTAACTTAACTGGTAAGTTAGGAGTCTTATCAAGCATTGTATTATACATATTAATATCTTGAAGAAGCTCAACTTCACTCATATCAGCTCTAACTCTACTAGGCTGATTAAGCATTTGTTCTGTTTTCTTAATAACATCAGGATGATTAAACCAGTTTTTATTAAATTTTTCACTAGCTCTAATTTGTGATGACGTTGTATTCACTAGTCCTAATTCATCATTCAAGTTTGCAAGGCCTTTTCTAATTCCAGGATCTATTGAGGCATCAATAGCATTAGATACAGCTGGAGTAGGAGTTTTTGTAAATAAGTTTTTACCTTTATTATATAAATTTTTAATATTTTTACCTCCTGTAAATATTTCACTAAATGGTACTAGATCCATTGCTGTTAGAGCAAGATCTGTTCCTGTATCAAAATTAGGATTTTCTTTGAATTTATCATATGCTTCAGGAGTAGCGTAACCAGCATAAGCTGCACTACCTACATCAACTACATTACCTATACTTACAGGGCCTCCAAGAGGTTTATAACTTAATGCTTTTTGAATTGGGTTAAGAGCATATCTACTTACATATGGTGCAGCAGCCCTAGCTAATGTTGCTATACTTGGACCAGCCGCCATACCTCCAGCAAGAGCCAACATTCCGTACATTAAAGGATTAACAACATCATAAGTATCTTCAGCAAGTCCTCTTTTTGTATAAGCAGCTCTTCTTACACCTCTCCCTATAGGGCCATCATCCTTAAAGTATTTTCTTTGCTCTGCACTTAAATCATTATAGTAAGGATACTTCTCATAGTCTACCCCTGAGTACATTACTACTTCATCTAGTTGATTAGGGACATCAGCAAATGTACCTTCCTCATATGCTTTTTTATATTCAGGTGTACCATACATTACTGTGTCAAAATTAATTAATCCTGGAGAACCAGGAACTGGTGTACCTTCACCTTGTAAACCAGTATCTTTATAGAACCCTTTATGAAAATTACTTTCCTTTTTCAATACCTCTTCTGGTATATCTTTATAGAATCCATCTTGAGCTTTAGTAAGGTTAGGAGGAGACATTGCAGAAGAACCAGAGTTACGTGAATACATCATACCTGATGCACCTGGAAGACTTCCTCCCATAGCAAACTTATCTAACCAACCACCATTCTTAAATTGACCACCTTCTTGTTTAGGTCCCATTTGAGAAGCTGCTCCTAATCCTGCTACAGCTGCTGCAGAATATGTTTTATTTAAAATATCTTTTATTCCTTTTCTAACATTACTGTTTTTTAAATTTGCAGTTCTTGGGGCATTAGGCATTAGATACTGACCTGGTTTTAAAAATTGTTCTGCATCTAAATTTGAAAATAAATGTTGAATATCAAAATTTGCACCTGAACCTCTAAAGTCTTTTCCTCCTTCTTTTGACCAATTAACTATTGCATCTGTAAGTGCCTCAACTTGTTCATCTGTTACATTATCTCCCACCTTTAATCCTGCATTTTTTTCTAACCAACCAAGTGCTTTTCTAAACCTTACTTGTTGCTCAAATGCTTGACTCATGTTTTGTACAAGATTTTCGTCAGGCATTCCTGTTCTATCAACAAGTTTAAATTTTGGGTGTCTATATAAATCACTTCCTTGTTGACCTACATTACTAAACATGTGCTCTATTTCATGCTCAAGTGTTCCTAATACATTTTCTTTGGTAAGGTGAGGGTTTCTTGGGTCTATAGTAATTTTACCACGAGTATATAAACCAGCAGATCCATCTCTAGTTTTATCAAAAGCAAGAGTAGAATTTTCAAACTCTTTTATATAATCATCAATATAACCAACCACTTCATCTTTGCTACGTCCAGTAGCTTCCATGTTATTTTTTATAAACTTGTCAGACATTAATCTGCTTCTAGTTTTAGTTGCTAGATCTGAAATTTCTTGTGTTGTAGGTATGAGATGATCATAATCAATTGTATCAAACTCACCATCTACAACTTTCATAAATTGTTTTTTCTCAATAGTTGGTAAACTTTTAAATTTAAAATTATCCACCTTTTTAACATCAGTAATTTTATCAATAGCCTTAGCACCATCATATAACTCCTTTCCCCACTTTAATACCTTACCCAATTGTGCTTTATCTATCCCAGCACCATTAATTGCTTTCAAAGGCGTAGCCCCACTAGCAATAGCTCCAAAGTATTTCTTTTGCTTTGCTGTGAGAGGCTTACCTTTTACGTAACCATCTTGTAGTATCTTTTTAGCTTTTGCTGCTGATAAACTCTTTGCCATTACTTATATGATATTTGTGACGGTGTGATTATAAATTGACTTACTATGTGCGTTGTTGACTTATTATCAAGTATGTGTCTAACTTTTAAATTCTTAGCTCTAAGTGGAGACTTTCTAAATGATCTAGATCCGTAATCCATATTAGTCTGATTAACCTCCTTATCTAAAGATAATGATTTACATGAACTTAAGAACAAAGGTATCTCATCATTTTTTTGAACAGCCCAAAATGTATTATACTGATAAAAGCTATCTGTCTTTGCATAGGTAATAGTTTTACTATCAGTATTTAAAATAGGGTATTGCATATAAGACGATAAGTTATTTTCAGGCTTTGGTACTAACTTTAATACTCCTGTTGATTGTTGACCATTATATAAAACAGCTTTATTAAACCACTGGTTGTCAACTTGTATCTTTTTATTTGTATCAAAAGATCCTGGAGTCTCTGGTAAATAATTATAAACTTTACTATAGTCTTTTACATTTTGTAATATCTCATCATGATATGTGTAAGAAAATGGATACTCTATAATATAAGGTTCGATGTTTCCATAGTAGTAATTATATATAGATGTGTTTTTTAGATGTGTCCAGAGACATCCTGTTATAGCTGTTGTATACTCAGAGTTTACCCAATCTTCATTCTCTATTTCTTTTAATGGTACGTATTGATTAAATGTACAATTTCCAGAAGAAGTAATTGATATACTAATATCATTTGTAGGTACATTTAAAGCAATACCAGACACTAGATCATCTAGAGACACATTATCTTTTAATACATTTCCACTTTCGTCTAGTATATTAAAAGGTCCTGCTCCAGGTGCAGACTCTGTTATTTTTATATTTATTGCTTTAGTGTTGTTTGCCATCTGTTTATTTTATTATGTACACGATCCTATTAATGTTGCTCCTGGTATTGCTACACTTGCACAAACTCTTAAGGTTTGCCCAGATCCTACAGATATTGATTCTTGTTGACCGAAGCAATTAGTGTAATAGATTGCTGTTGGTCCAGTCACTTCATACTCATTACAAGTTGCTGATATTGTAGTGGTAGTGGTAGTAGTAGGTGCACCAGTAGTACTAGTAGTTGTTGTATTTGCACTTAATGATTTACACACACATGACATTATTGATGAACCTGATGTTATATTTATTCCAGAATCAGCTCCATTTATAAGAGTGTAAGGTGCAGTGGGTGAAAGAATATATGATTGTGATAACGAGTCAAATATTATAATATTATTTTCATACTCAAAAATAACTTTTCCTTCTACAGAACCTATATTAGCTTCAGTATTTAAAACTCCAGTGGAATATTCATATTCTGAAATATAATAAATAGATGATAAAGTATCTTTATTTACAACTAATACTCTACCATTAGTAGTGTACAACATGTTACTTATTGCTTCTCTATTATTCTGTAATGTAAACTTTGTTGTACCTGTAGCAGCTAAAGTTGTTATATCTAATTCTATTCCATTTGCTGGAGAACTATCATCAATAGCAATTAATGTTGTGTCATCTATAGCTACAATAGAATCTACTGTTCCAAAACCTATTGGTAAAGTTATTGTTCTTTTAGGACCAGTCGCAAGCTCATTTCCAGTTGCCACAAATGGATCTAGTTGATCAATGTCCCACTCTTTAATATCTGAGGACACTGACCAAAATTTAGTTGACGTTAGAGCTATATCCGAAGGACTTGTATATCCAGGAATTGTTAAGTCTACTAAAGTTAGATTTCTTGATTGAGGGTTAGCTGTACTAACTCTATTGTTTCCTAAATCTAATATTAAGTTGTTACATTCTTTTATAAAAGGAATTCCAGTAGTGGTAGTTGTGGTTGTCTGTACACAACTACAATCGTACATGTCAGATATTATTCCATTATATATTTGAAACACACTATTGTTAGATCCATAAGTTTCGTTTGTCCAATACCACCCATCAGGAGCAGGGGTGCAATCACCATTGCTTCCTAAGAACGCCTGTTGACCTATTTCTAATCTATAATTTACTTGTATGATAAAACCAATAGGAAGTGTAGAATTTGTAGGATCTTGAACATTACTTGTAAGTGTAACAAAACCTGCTGCATCACAAGCATCTTTTGCATTTCCAGAACTTATAACTGGAGACTGTCCAACTATTTGATAACCTTCAAATATTGCTTTTTCAACCACTGTTGAAGGTCTTGCACATATTGTAGTGGTAGTCGTAGGAGGAACAGTTATAATTCCAGTACCACCTGAAAGTTCACAACTTGTTGGTACAAAGAATCCACCTTTCATAGTACAATCTTTACTTGTAGTAGTAGTAGTTGTAGTTGTAAATAAAGGGTTACTTGTAGTAGTGGTTGAAGTTGTAACAATTAAAGGACTTTTAACTGGTCCTGCTATTACTGATAAAGGTGTTTGTGTTACACAGCATGTGTTTGTACCTGAGTAATAAAAATTGTTTTCCCCTACGTAAAAATTAGGTAGGTATGAATGAAAGGATATCCAACTATTACTATTAAAATCAAAAGACATTGTCCAAGATTTATTGCAGAAGTAACTTTCATCATCTAAAGAAATTATTCTTATTGGTGGATCTATCTCTCTATTTGTTGTAGTAGTAGTTGTTGTATCATCTGTAATTGAATCTTTATCAGTAGTAGTAGTTGTAGTTGTGATTTCTTCTTTAGTAGTAGTAGTGGTAGTTGTTATTATATCTCCACAAGAGCCCTGTGCTATAAGACCTATATTACTACGTACTATTTTACTAGCACATATTTCAATACCTTCACAAATTGGATCACCACATTCAAGTAAAATAGTTTGTGTTTCAAATTCTCCACAAGGAACATATTGTATATTTATAGAACCGTCAAATGGTTGACTTTTATATAAAGTACAAATTGACTCTAATGGTGTTGGTACTTCTAAGTTAAACGAGGATGCACCTGTTGCTAACTCAACATAAAAATCTCCTGTTTCTTCATTATATTTAATATCATCACTAAGAGGTGTGTAGTCAAGTTTAGTAATAATTACTCTTTCAAACTTACTATCATATACACCATGTAATCCAATACCATTAAAGTGATTGTCAGTATTTACATTAGGAAAGTGTTGTAGTATTTTAAAAGGTAAGTGATCTGTCATAAATCTATTTACACCAGAACCATATCCAGTAAGGTCTGCTACCTGACCACCTCTTACTAAAAATACTTGACCTCTTTTTGCATCTGCAGTTATTTGCCCTTGAGGTATTTTTAATAAAAACTTATTCTGAGCTCCTACATATCCAAGATCTGTTTCAGCAAAATCAATAGGTGGAGATGAATCAAATAGATTAGGGTTGCCTATATAAGCCGCTTGAGGATTACTAGTATCAATAGTTAGCAAGTTGTTATACAACAGTGACTTATTCTCAAAACGTGCAAGTATTGCTTTATTCTGAATACCATCTAATGATGTAAGATTCCCATAGTTTTGTGGAAAATCATGAAAAGATAATGCTCTATAAACTAGCCAGTTGTTTACTCTAACATCAGCACTTGTAGTAGCAGCGTCAGAATAAATAGCTCTAAAAGGATACACTGTGTAGCATAAATCTTCTTTCCAGTCAGGAGGAAGATGTGTAAATACATTTTCTTTATTTTGTTTAGAAAATGTTACATTATAGTAATACGTATTATCTTGAACAATAGGTACGTTTGTTTCTTGTAACCAATCATCAGGAATACCAGAGCTTACATGAGGCCAGAAGTCTCCTTCTTTATTATTAAATGCTTGACGTAAATCTGTATTATATACAGTCTCACAATAAAAATTAGGAATACCGTATGCAAATAAATACATAAATCCATCATAAAAAGTTCTATATGAACCCCCTGTCTCAGGATCTATTGAGGATGGGTCATTAGGACAATCTAAATTATGAGCTTTATATGAAAAGAAGTTTGCAGCTATAGTGCCATCAATTTCAGCATTTTCTAGTATTGATCTTGAGGAATGCCAAAACCTAGGATATGCTATGTTTCCAATTTCATCAAAGAACACGTCACTATCAACAGGAGCACCCACTCTATTGTCAATAAAGAAAGGAAGTTTAGTTTTATATGCAAACCTAGATATAAATATATCTCCTCCAAATATAGTTGATGTCCCACCTGTATCCCTCTTAGCTTGATATCCTGTATCTACAGTATCATATGAGTATATCTGTCCGTATTGATTAACTACAATATTTTTCATTGATGCATAGTACGACACAACAGACAAGTCAAATTCTTTTTCAGGAGATGAACATGTTCCAGCACTACCAATAGTATATCTTGATTTGTCTATAATAGAAGGTTCTCCAGAAGGAGTTTTCAAACTATTCGTATCACTTGGAAAAGGTATGTAACTTACACTAGAATTATTTGTAAAATCTCTATTCTCAATTGTTTTTATAAACACTGAGCTTTCTCTATTCCAATTGTTTACATTATATTCATTTGGTGCAAGGGATTGTACTCCAGGTATTAAGTATCTTGCAAAATCAATATCTCTTTGTTTAATACCTACAAAACTTGTTCCAGAACCACTGCCAGACTTATTATTACCAATATCAAATGAATAATCATAACTAGCTCTAGAGTTATATGACTGTGCATAATTTCTTCTAGTTATACCGTTTATATATATTGTTAAGTATGTTTGATATATAGTAAATGCTACACTTATATTAAAAGTAGTTGTCAGACCTGCAACATCACCTGCACTCTTTAATGCATCTTGCTGTGCTTCTAAAGAAAGAAGTTTATATTTAGCATTATCTTTAACTTCAGCAAAGTGACCTTTACCTGCACCAAACATTACACTTTCAAGCTTTAATACATTTCCTAAGAATGGCTGTCCAAAAGATGTATCTGGTGAGTTAAATATTTGTCTATAAGAAAGACCTTCTTCATCATTTAATTCTGTAATTGGTTTAAGTGGTTCTTCTAATTTACATCCTAATGTAGATCTTCTACTTTTTTTAGTATCAGTAATTTCTCCAGGAGGCATTTCTTCTTCTGCTGTAAGTTGATTTATCCTTTCTACTGTACAAGGCCAAAACTCACTACTGCCATATTGCTGAGGAGCAACACCGCCTTGAGCAACTCTTGCAAACTCAGAATCATTAGCAGAGGAGCAAAAACAACTCCACCCTTCTAACCACTCATTGGTATAAACCTCTGCACTATTATCATCTGTAAAAGGATCGTTCCAATACGCACCCCAACTAGCACAAGTTTGTGAAGCTATTTCGTAAACATCATAATTACCAGGACCTATTAAAATCCTACCAAGAAGAGCAGTTGGTCTTGTAAGAGAACAGATTTCAATTTGTGTGTCTAATTCAATAGTTGCTTCTGCAACTCTACCATTTAAAGCACTTGTGTATTCATATACTCCTTGCTCATCATTTATTGTAATTTCAATAAATCCACTACCACCACCAAGAAAATCCTGCCAAGAGAATATTGTTTCAGTTGAAGGTAAATATAATAACCAAGGTTCTGATTCGTCAGTCCAAGCGTTATTAGTTTCAGATATATAAGAATCACCTCCTAAATCATTATAAGGATAATTTGGATAATAATATTCTTGCTCATCTCTAGTGTAAGTGTTTACATTCCTGAGCATACCCTTTGCTATTACAGACTTATTAGTTCCTCTGTCTGCTCTTATAATCTTGTATCCAACAATGTCATCTTTTAAATCGTCTGATAAATCAGATGTAAAAATTAATGAATTAATTTCACTATTGTTAACACGTACACCTAATGGAAATACTGCATCATCTTGCATAGTAGGTACAATCTGATCATTATCATAAACAATTTGACCGTTCTCAATAATAGGGCTAACTAAAACATCTGGAAATTTATGGTGTCTAATTTTTTGTCCAGCTAAATCTCCCCACACATCATCTTGACAGGGATATTCTTCTGTAGATTCCCAAAATGCAAATTCACCATATTGGTAAGGTCCTTTATAACTTGTGTCTGTAGAATCATAGCCTGAAGAAAACTCAGAAACTGTTGCTGTATTATAAACTTTCCAATATGATTTATATCCTACATCACCTATATAGTAATCAGGTTCACCAATAAAATCACTATTTGTACTTGGTATATCTTGAGGGTTGTCTACAGGTGGATTAACTTGTCTACCTGGAATATGAAAACCATCTGTTTGTTTACCGTTTCGTAATAAGAATACTATTTCAAATGCATATACCTCATCACGCATATATCCACGTAAGTTAGTAGCATTTAGTTCATCTGCATAGTTTTCACTTGCTGGAATTCTATGTGTTTCCCACTTAAGTTCTATTTGACTAGCAATAGACTGATAATTAATTCTATCAATAGATGTAAGGTTGTCCCATACAAGAACATCTTGCACAGCTGTAACATCTTGAGCTATATCATAATATGGAAACTTCTCAAAAATATCAATCATTGCTAATTGAATAGGTGTTTGATCTGATCCTGTATAAGTGATATCTTTAAAAGGTTCTTCAATATTATAAGTACCCACTAATTCAGCAGAGCTTATATTATTAATAGTTTTTATTACAGCTAAATTAAAGTACTGAAACTGCCCTGTTATATCTAAATCATTTACACTTATAACAATAGACTTTCCAACAGGATAGTCAAAGTTTACTGTTGTTACAAACTCATCAGCAATAGGTGTTGGGTTTGTTACAGAGTAGTAAGATGTAAGCTCATTACCACTTGCATCTGCATATTGAACTGCAAACTGATAAGTTCCTGCAACTAAAGATCCTACATTTTCAACTTTGGAAACTTCTAAAGAAGGTATGGAAAAATTAGGTTGTAATTTAATTTGGTTACAATCTAATTCATTACCGTATACAGGATCACAACTAGGTGTTCCTGCTATAAGTTTATAAGGAATGTTTTCTATATCTAGATATCTTCTAGAGTTAATTCCGTCTGTCCAGTATATCTCTGTTGTACAATTAGTTATTCTGTGTACAATTTTAGGAATAGGGTGTTGTGTGCTAAAGTTTAAACAAGGTGCATTGATTAATACACGATACACACAATCATTATTATCCATGTATCCTATCTCACTTCCTCCTGTATCAGGGTTTGATAAAAAGAAAATATTCTTTCTTTTTTCTGGAATAAAATGTTCCCCAATTAATTTATAACCAGTAGTAAAAACAAGACATAACTCATTACCTGGCTCATTCTGATAATTAACAGAACTAGAGTCAAAGTTTTCTATAGCAGCATTTAAAGCATACGTAAGCCTTCCAGGACCAACCTGATTAATTGAACTGTCTAGATTTAATCCTGTTCTAGCAGTTGCAGAGTTCATCGTTATATTGGTTCTTCTTCTTGATTTTCCAGATGTCCCAGAAGTACCATTTGATTGATCTTTAGCCATAGTTCTTAATTATTGCGTCTTCTTCTACTTCCGTATCTATTGGTTCGATTAGGTAACTCATACATATTGAACCTGTTTAAATCTTTTTTAATCCTTCTTTGCTTTTCCCAAGGTGTTTGTTTTTTAACCTCAATCTCTGCCTCTATATATTTTTCATTATATTCCTGCTTGTAGTATGCTAACTTCTGTTGAAGCTGATTAAAAGTTTCATCATTTGTTTGATTAGTTAATATTTCAAACACTTTAAACTTAATAAAAGCTTCTACATATTCAGCTATACGATAATTATCAGGAACCAATTGATTACCTATATCATCATACTCAGCAGAATAAAACAATAAGTGAACTACACCATTTCTAAAATTAGTGACAAATTTATTGTCTCTAATATCAAAAGAATCATAAGTAGCAGAACCAGGAGTAAACTCACGAACTGGTGGAGCAAAGTTGTTCCAGTCACTTCTATAATTTACATCACATTGTTTTCTAGTAGATATATTTCCTGGTTTTAATAAATAACTATGTCTGTATGATCTAGCTATTTCATTGTTTGTTTTGTATACAGCTTGAACTAATTCAGGCATACAAGTACCATCACAACTTGGATGTTGACATTCAGGATTATTACAAGGAGTTCCTCCTATTGTTAGTGGGGATATTTGTATTGTTGTTGCGTTAGCTGCTTGTGAATAGAATGATGTAGCAGAAGGATAAGGGTTCCCTGGTATAGCTGTACACATCCAGGCTTCTCTAACTGCATGAAAGTTATCTGGTAATCTTGCTTCAAAGTCTTCTATAAATAAAACTTGTTCACTAATTATGTAAGTAGTTCTTCCCAATTTCTTTAAACATTTGTCTAAGTATGTAGGGAATAACAAATCATCTACTGCACCAGTATCAAAGTAACTTTTAAGTTCTTCTTTTACAGTTGCATATAGAGGCTCTGGTGATACGAAATTATATTTATAATAGTATGACATAACTTATTTTTTCCATTCGTTGTACGTATGTTGGTACTTTTTATCAGTTTTTATATAATGAGATAGCAATCTTGATGTGTCTCTAGATGGTTTAAAATACCAAAGGTCTGCATTTCTAAATCTTGCAGACTCTTTAAACCATAACCATCCAAAGAAATATCCTTCAGTATGATAATTAAAGTTGTATATAACTTTACCTTTCTCTTTAGTTTTTTGCCAATCAATAGGAAGATTGATAAACTCTTTTCCTCCTACTCCTTTAACTTTTCTTCTTTTCTTCTTGTTTATTGAGAAGTCTCCAAACCCACAGGGAAGTTTTTCTTTTTCGCCTGTTTCTAGTATGTGATGTTTAAAAGAATCATTAAATGTATAAAGTATATTTCTCCACTCATCAAAGTTTAAATTTACAAGAGGGTTGTTCTTACAAAAATCTTTGTAGTTATCTTTACTTGCACTTCTCCAATCCACAGAGACTCTAGACATTTATACAATTTTTAATTAGTAGGTTGTGCATTAGGAGCTTGACCATCTATACCTTCATTACTCATATCATCTTTAAGTTGGAAGTATGTAGATAAAAGTTTTGTAGATGTCATAGCTAGTACTTGTTGCTCTAAGTAACCTGGAAGAGCATACTCTTTATCCAAAGGGTTTTTACAGTAATCTTCGTCAGTATAACTAAAACTTCCGCAATCACAATCTGGATACATTATTTCATTAGGTACATCTTCTTCAAATAAAGCAGCTAGTCTTATTGACTTTAATAAAGGATTACTAATGTACATATAACCATTAGATATCCAAAAGTAACTTTGCTTTTTAATTATTGGTAACTTTAATAAATTTAAGTATCTATTTATTGTTATTTCTTTTAATTTAGTACCCTTTCCTCCCATAGCATTTATAGAATATACACCTTGAATTACATATTGGTAATTTCCTTCAGACATTCTTGGGAGTTTATATTTTGTTCTTGCAACTGTACATTCATCAGCAAACTCACAACATTCAGAGATAGGAACTTCAACCATTTCCAAACAAGGAATAGTAGTAAATAAAGTATCACTGGCCCAGAGTTTTCTTATATTAGTTTCTCTTTTAATTAAAGTTAATGCGTTAACTCTAACTTCAGATGCTATTGCTCTATCAGTTATAAGCGCATCAGTAGATAAGATCTTATGTGTAGATCTTATATCTGAAACTAATTTTCTCAATGTTGCCATAATTATATTCTTTCTTCAAATTCAGCCACCTTGCCTACTTTAAAATCATAAACTAAAGCTAGAGCAGCTCGTACACTATGTACAAAATTATTATCTTTATGCCATCTATCTGTTCCAGATAAACTAGGCATTTGTTGTATCCTAACTCCTTTTATTTCCTTTGCCATATAATGATGCTTGTCACCTGTATGAACTTCTCTGTATGTAGCATCTCCAAACCACTTACTATAAGTTGGATGTGTAGCAAATAGTAAAGGTAGCGCATCAATCTTACAATTACCATGATGAAATCCAATAAATGTATTACCTACTACAGTTGCTTTAATCAATCCTTCTTCTCTAACAAATGATATGTTATCATCTTTTTTAAAGAATATATCTAAAGCATGAGCTAGATAATATGATTTAGTTCTATCATGATTACCTTGTACTAAAATAACTTCAACATGTTTAGCATTAGCCTTAAGCATCTTAATAGTATCTACTAGAATATTAAATCCCATCTCATACTCTGAAGCATAATCTAATATTATATCCTGTGGGGTACCATTAGTTGTAGTGTTTTGATAATTATCCGTATGAAAAAAATCATTAGATATGGGAAACACCACCTTGTTTATATCATAAATAGATCTAACTTTCTCTGTTAAAGATTCTGCTATATTTACAAATCTATTAGCTCTAGTCTGTGGATCATTGTCTCCATCAACATATCGTTTACCTAAATGGTAATCAGAAAGTGAGAGTTCAATATCTACTGTAGACCAATGTTTCCTTGTTTCTGGTGAAGGAATTGGAATGTAGTTAGATTTATAATTTTGTAAAAACTTACTAAAGTCTTCAGCAGTATAGTCTTTTGCTTCTTTCTTTCTTGAAAAGATTGAAGATGTAAACTTTCCGCTTGGTAAAACTTTAGACCAATAATTAGTAATAATGTATTTATCTAAGTCTATTTTGTGGAGCTTTGCTAGCTCTATATCATTTTTAGGCTCAAAGTCTAAAGTGATTGTACTTTCAATTGTGCCTTTTTCATTGTTTACTTTTTTTACAAACTCAATTTGCTCATTAAGTTTACCAGCCTCTTTGATAAAGTCTTCTGCAGGATCTTTATCTTGTTTCTTTATTTCCTTTAGTAATTCATTTACTTCATCTTCTGTAATATTTAATTTATCAGCATAAAACTTTTTACTTTTCTTCCAAGCTAGTAATGATTTTAACTTGACAAGTAAATCTTCAGAGTAAGACATAAGGTGTGGGTTTAGTTAAATATGGTAAAGATATGGAATTTATTTTGGATATTACAAATAAATTTACTAAGGGTGGTTATTCTTTATAACTAGTTTAGTTATAAATAAAAAACTCCCAGGGCTATTACACCCTAGGAGAAGCCTTGTAAAACCAACAAAACAAGACTTTTTTATTATTGGGGTTCCACTAGTATTTCTGTAGTGTTTGTACAGCTTCCAAAAGAGACTACTCTAATAATTTGTGTATCGTCAGGTATTTGATCTGTTGGATAACCTGCTAGTAATTGATCTCTAGTTATATCTGATTCAATTGGTGCTGAGTAGTTATTTACATCTGAGTACAAGTAAAAAGGTCCTGTATCTACCCCTAGTATTGAAAATTGTATTGCTCCTGTCATTTGTTATGTTATTAGTACTTGTTCGTAATTTTGACAATTAAAATTTGCGTTCCTAACTCTAATTATAGTTGTACCAGCAGGAACAGGTGTTAAAAAACCAAAGAATCCTGTTAGTGATGCTATTGAAATACCTGTTGCAATTGGTGTTGTAAAACCATCTGCATCTGAAAATATATTTACAGGTCCAGAACAGACTCCTGCTGAAGTTAAGCTAATTCTTACATTTGTTGAAGATGCCATATTTTATTTTTTTTAATTAGAAACAGATTGATATAGGGCTTAATATGTATCCATTACTGTCTACTCTAGCAGAGTATTCAGTAGAATTTGTATTGAGTCGTATTTTATAGTAGTTCCCATTTCCATTAAATGGGCTAGTTGCTCCAACATTGTTAAATATTCTATCATTTACACTAATCGTTCCAATTGATTGATGTTGTATATAACAAAGAGTATCTATTGCTATGAAACAATCTGACGCACTTGGATTTGTTTGAGACGATATTCCTCCTGGATCTACACTTGGACTAGAACTTGTTGTTGTTGTAGTAGTTGGTGGTGTTACAAATACTGCAGAAAGACCATTTAAACTACAATCGCACGTAGTAGTAGTTGTTGTTGTTGGTGGGATAGTAGTAGTACTTGTTGTTGTACTTGTACTTGAACTTGTAGTTGTAGTTGTAGTTGGAATTATAACTACACCATCGAAAAACCAGTCTTGATTGAACGATTCCATTACATAAGATTGGAAAAGTGGAGTTATTAATTCATCAACACAAGGATTACATATATCATTTGGTTGATATAAATTTCCATTTTGCACTACCTTATTTCCAAAATACCAAGATCCAGCTTTTTCATTAGTCATAGTTGCTTGTATAATAGCTCCAGCCTGAATAAGTAATTGACCAGATTGTGTAGCATTGCCTACACTTATTGTAGAATCTACAACAGATATTCCGTCTACAGTTATTTCAAGATTTACAGTTCCTATAGTTGATGGAGTTTGACTTCGCAACTCCCAGTTAAACTTATAAGGAGGTGGTAATGTAGTAGTAGTTGTTGTTGTTGAACTGGTTGATGTAGTAGTAGATGTACTACTAGTACTTGTAGTAGATGTACTACTAGATGATGTTGTTGTAGTAGTTGGGCAATTAGTTGGTATGTCAATACAATTTTCACAGTTACCTACAGAGCAAACTCTAATAATAGTTGCACCTATAGGAAGTTCTACAACATAACCAGACTCTAATTCTGTAGCTGGTACTTGTGTTTCAAAAGGGGAAACATATCCATCTGCATCTGAAAATAAATCAAACGGTCCAGCAATGCCAGACGGAGGAATAGTTATGGTTATTTGTATTAACATATCTTATATTGTTGTGTTTATTTTAATTTATTGTAGTGTAATATCTAAAGAATTAATACACTTATATTTAGATGTAACTCTTACTACACTTGAATAGTCTGGTACAACAGAACTAGTATATCCAATTAATAAATCTGCTCTAGATATACCTGTTTCAAAAGGATCACTAAAGTTATCTTTATCTGAATAAAGTTCAAAGTTATCAGCATCGGTGCCTATATTAGGTATTGTTAAAAGTACAGTCATAATTATGAACAGCAATTATTATTAATAGTAGTTATTTGATTATTTATATCAATTATTTGAGCTTTCATTGCTGCAATTTCTTGAGTGTTTTTAACTTGTTGAACTTGTAATGCACAAAGAAGAGCATCTATTTTTGATAATGCTACATTTAATGTGTCGCAAGCTTCTATATTTGTACATGGAGTTGTAGGCCCATCATACACAACTGTGCTTGACAAAGGTCCATTTGTTCCACATGAGTTAGTACAAGAGTTACAATTTGATGTACATCCACAAGGGCTATTTAAAACTACATCAGTGCAGCAAGGGTTTACAGGTAAGTGTGCCATTTTGTTTTTATTTTAAGGTATGTAAATTATATAATATGCTCCGTATCCAGGTTGCCAGTTAGCATGATCTTGCCCACCTCCTGTATTTGCTAGTGATACACCAACATTTAAAGTTTGAGTAACTTCACTTGTTAATCCATTTGTAGCTGGAGATGATGTTCCTCTCATTGCGTATCCTAAATTACCACCAGTTGAATAACCTTGTCTTATTTGTTGGTCAGTTTGAACTGGATCTTGAGTGTTAGCAGTACCTAATGACACTACCTTGTGAGTATGACTTGCTGGAGAAAGACTAGAAGTTACAGTTGAAACATGTGTATGTGGAGGTATTTGAGATGATTCTAACGTTACTCTATATGCTCCACTAGTAGTACCTAAACTCCATTCTGGAACTTCTCCAAGGACTGGAACTACAGCTGGATCAAGAGCACCGCCTCCAGGCATTCCTGTTGTAGATGCTACAACAACTCTTCCTCTAAGATCTGGAGTTCCATTAGCACCATTACATAAAAATATTCTATCCCATTCACCTATACCAGCACCTGATCCATCAAAGTTACCTAAGCTTCCAAAATATGGTGTAGCAGAAAAGGGAACCATTCTATTGTTAATTAAAGTTTGAGTTGGATTATTATTTATGTAGTTTTCAATATATGTATTTATATCTGAAATTGCAACAAAAGTGTTATTTACATATGTTATAAAGTTATTTAGATTCTGTTGCACTTCACAAACTTTATCAATTACAGCTTGTATTACAGCTTGTGTATCAGTACTTGTATTAACTGTAGGGTCATCAGTAATACCTGGAACACTAAGACATCCTAGTATATATGGATCAGTAGGTACTTCTTCTTGGATAACACCTATTGTTTCTTCAATTTGACACAATGATTCAATTATGGCCTTTAAATAATTATTTAAAGATAATGGATTACAGTCATCTAAGTTAGCCTGTACTGTAGGACATATTGCAGCTGATGGAACTATAGGAAATACTCCTGTTCCATCAAGTGTTGAACTTAAATAGGTTATTAAAGCCTGCTCTACAAATGATAGAGAGTCTCCATTTTTTATTCCTAAGACAGGGACATCTACCCCTGTATATTTAACGCATTTGTCTGAGCATACTTCAGTACATCCGTTATAGCAATTTGAGCAATTATTTGACATGATATTTTATATTTTTAAGGTGTTGGTATACAAGGGTTATTTAATGTATTAGTTAATCCTGCTTGGTAATGTAACTTACCGTTACAGAGTTTAGTTCTTTGGTCACTTCCTCCAGTTTCTGTTACATACTGTATAGTATCTTTTCTAACAGTGGATTGATTTGCAGCTGCAGCATCCCACCATTGAACTCCTAGCTGTTCAGCAATTCTATCTATTCTACAAAGATAAAAAATTGTACTACATGAGTTTTGACCTGGTGTACCAAAGCAACATGGGTTACCAGCATACTCTGGAGGCATCATTCCCATACTGCAACTACCAGCAAAAAGTAGGCCTATTAATTTCTTAACACCATTGAATTCAGCATATACAGCAGACCCTGAATCACCTTGAAGTCCTGGATTTAAACATCCTGGTTGTTGAGAGGATGGTGTAGTATCGTCTGGTCGAATTACAGAAATGATATCATTGTAGTCTACAGGCCCAAGAGCAGTACCTACATTTGGTAAATTTATTGATCCTGTATATACTCTTAGGTGTCCACATACTCCTTTACCTCTAGCTCCTGAAGTTCTTCCTGATGTCCAAATTTCTGGATTTGTATTATATATATCATCTAATTCAGCTGTTGTAGCAAACGGAGGATTTTGATTAGTTATTACATCTTCAAGACCTATAGGTTGCCATGATGCATATTGTTGTGACGAAGGTACACTTTCAGTCTCAATATCTTGAAAGTTTACAGAATATATTGCAGCATCCACTTGATTAACAAACCCTGTACTAGCTAAGTGAATTGGAGCATATCTTAAACTTATTCCTACTTCATTAACAGGTTGAGTATAACCACCAGCTGCTTCTGTAGCTTGATATACTCTATTTACTGGATCATAATCGTTTTCTACAGTAAGGGCAGCTAAGTTTCTATCGCTTGTGTATGTAGGATTTTCTATAGTTACGTGATTATTAGTAAGTGCTACTATAGCTCCTGATGCTACATCTTGTACAAATGTTCCTAATGTACCAACACTTGGATAGTTATTAGTACTAGCCATTGTTATTCCTCCTCTTAAAGGTCTAGTAAATTGTCTGTTAGTAAATTGTCCAGAGCTAGATCCATTCCATCCTCCACAATCAGAACATGTAGCAAATAGTTGAACTGGAGATTGTTGTATTATATCTATCTTAATAACTTTATCACCTATGGTAATTTCACTTGGTATAATTTCTTCAGAAGACAACTCTTCAATTGGTTTCTTTTCAGTAACTCCAATTACAATAGCATCATCTCCTGTAACTTTACCAGCAGAAACTTTTTCACCTATTCCAACAGAAGCAATAATAGTATTACCTTTTGCAAAGGTCTTTGCTATATGATCTATTTTATCTTTTATTTCTTTTGTTACTTTCATATTCTATTGATTTATTTCTGATTCAAACCATGTCCAAATTGTCTTAGGTCCTGATGGGTTAGGAGTAGTACTACTAGTTGTTGTGGTTGGTGATGGGCCAAATGATGTAATACCATCACTAACTCTACATATAGGAGTGGAAGCAAAGTCATCTGGTGACCTAGATGGTAGACCCATTTCCACAGGCACATCTGCTGGATCTAGTTGTGTCCACTGTAAAGTTTCTAAATCAAATCTCCAAACTCCTGCAAGCTCTGGCGAAACTGTACTATTATCACTACTAGCTATGTAAATACCTCCATCATATATACCCAATGATGCAGTTCCTCTTACACCTGCTGGTAAGTTCACAACTCCATCTAGTGCATTTGTTGTATAATCAAATTGTAATAAGTATGCTGGATTACTATTATCTGGCTGTAATGGTGGAACATAACCTACAGCTATTATCTTATTTGGAGTGCCATCTGTTTTAAATGTCAATACTAAATCTCCTTGAAGCACATATCCGTGATTTACTCCTACATCTATTTTAACACTGTAAGATAATGTTGTTCCTGAAAGCTCCCACTCTAATATTTGACTTACAGCAGTTGGAAAAGGTTGACTAAAATTTTGAAGCCAAATTCCTAAGAATTTAGTGTCAGTCACTGCTTCCATGATGAAACCAAAACTTCTTACATCACCTACTGGATAATCAATAAATTGTCCATCGAATGTAGTGTCTGAAGGAATTCCATTTATATCTGTGTATCCATATCTTGCTAAACTTTTAACACCTGTAACAAATGATGGAACATCTACAATAATGTAGTTTTCACTTAATGCAAAGTTAGGTGAATTTGTTGCAGTGTTTGATGGTAACAATATTTCTTGTTGAGTGTTTGTGTTTACATCCCAAGCAAAGTATTTTTTAAATGAATTTTGTCCAGGTAAACATCTTCCTGGATTAGCAAGACAACTATTACCAGCTGAGTCTGTAGAGTAAACTAATCTACAATTTAGAGGTGGTACAGCACATCCTAAAAATAATTTTCCACCAGTTGGCGCATTACCATATATAGTCATAGATGTATAGTTAGCAAGACTAGTAACTTTAAACTCCCCATCCCCAGAATTGTTTACAACAGGATTACCAGGCAAATTAGGATTTACCATCCCACCCCATAGTTTATTACCATCAACTTGAACTAAACATCCGTCATTTATAGAAAGTGTTGGAGTTCCACCATTAGTTTCTACATAATATACATCTCCAGCTGTACCATCTGCACTACTATTTAGAACACTAGCTCTAATTGGAATATCATTAACTGCTACAGGGAAATCAATTGTAATACTAAAGTCAAAACCTTGAACAGCTAAAAGTACATTTTCTCCCTCAGAATCAGGTGATGTAAGTCCACTACATCCTAAGAAACCACCATCTGTATTGCTTACAAACCAAGCACCTAAGTCATTGGATAAACTTGCTGTACACGTCATTCCAAAGTAAGTAAATGTCTGAGGCCCTAGGTAATTATTATTAGAACTATCATACAAACCATCAAATAGGTTAGGGAAATAAGTAAGACCACAATTAGGGTCAGGATCACCTGATATAAAATTAATGTTAGAACAGCTTGTAGCTGAACTTAACCAGTCATTTGAACTATTTACAAAAATATTGGATGTTAAGTTGTTAGGAATTGATTGATTTACTGTGTATACCTCTAAAGTTTCTGGTTGTAAAATTTGTGCTAATCCATTTACACCCCAGAAAGGTACATCTTTAGCTCCATTATAACTTTCTGAAAATTCTGGCAATCCATAATCTTGAAGTAATATTTTAGGTATAACCTGATTGTTTATACTAAATTCAGGACTAGATGGAGTTACAGGAAATACGACTAAATAATTACCTACTGCATATTGCTGACCCTCTCCACTAGGAGTAAGATCAACTCTATATCCTAATATAAGTTGTCCTGAATTTGTATAAGTAAGATTACTCAACTTACCTGTATTGCTTGCTGGAGTAGCTGCCCACTTAGAAGATATATCATTTGAGGAAATTGTAATGTTTCCTACAGTTGCAATACTAAATTCAGAAAGATAAATTGAACCAGTACCACCAGTACCTTCTGATGGTGCTGGAGCATATTCATTACCTGTTCCAACAATAAGTGTATTATTATCTATTGCAGTCATAGCCCATACAGAAGTTCCTCCCAGATTATGTGCATAAGTCTGTCCCATAGGAACTGTTATCTCTCTTACATAAGTTAATGTAGGAGCATTTGGTGTAGTTCCATCTATGTCCCACTCTCTAATGTATACCTTATCATCATTATCATTTGTTGGATTAGAACCTTGATCAACTATACTAGCTAACCATAGTTTATCTTCTGTAGCACAAATAGGTCTTTCAATACCCACTGTCTCAGTAAAGTCATTGGGAACTAATACAGTTGTACTTGTGTTAGTATTAAAGTTATATACAGCTACACTTCCTGAATTACCACCATCAGTAGACCATAAACACGGTATACCAAATGGATCTGGGAAATAAGTTGTTGAAGTAGTTGTAGTTGAAGAACTAGATGTAGTTGTTGTAGTTGTAATATTACAAAGTATCTCTCCAGCAAAATCACAATTTGGTGTAGCACAAGTGTAAATATCTGTTTCAGTATTTAAACAAAGACCACTTAAGTCATCTAATCTAACAACAGTAGTTCCTGCAGGTGCATTAACCTGAAATCCAGCTAATAAAGCTGCTTTAGATATGCCTTGTGCAAACGGTGTAGCAAAATTAGTTGCGTCAGAATATAGGTCAAAAGGACCTGTTTCATTACCTGCAAAACTTAATGTTATTATTATTGTCATCTCTATCTATAATTTTTGATTTTACTAAACTCCATATCCAAAGGCTATTAATGCATTTCTTATTTCATCATACCAGTATTGTTCTGGGTTAGCAGGACTATTATCTAGATCTGCTGACCATGCAAATCTTGCAGGACTTGCGCTTGGGAAGAATTGTACATTATCTACAGGACCATATGCACTAGCAGGTTTTTCTGCAGGTTGGTTAGGTTGTCCTGCATTAAAGCTTGTAAGAACATCTGCACCATTAATTCCTGCATTAAGAAGCCCAGTAGGTGAAACTAAAGGTTTTATTGTTGAGAAAGTATATGTGGATGTAGCTTCTGGATGGAAAAACTTAGCTCTATATATATTAGTGTTTCCTGCTGCAGCTTCTATATCTGTAACAAAATCTCTTAGATTTCCTATATCCTCTTTTATTCTTGCGTTTGTTTGAACCTCTCTAGTTTCCCATGCGTTTCCTGTATTAAAGTCACCATCCATATTATATCCTGTTCCTGATTCATCACCAAAGGCCATAATTACTAAACTATCTGCATTAGGGAAATATCCTGCTCCATCTATAGTGCCTCCTAATCCTTTATTTGAAAGCATTTGAATTTGTCTTTCTTCACCACTATGACACCAGTATACACGAGCTTCAAACTCATCACTACCATTAGTAGCTCTATCTGTATTTCCACTTGCTTCAGTTCCTCCTGTTGCATAGAAATCTTGAAGTAAGTTTCTAAGATTACTTGTATTTGCATAATCAGCAGATTTCTGAGCATCTGTTAGATTAAAAGTTACAACACCACTAGATCCAATGTCTGCAGTTAATGCAACAGAGATTCCACCACTATCCAAAAGATCAAAAGTAGGTTGATTAGTAGAAGGATCAAATCCTGAAAATTCAACAAAAGTTCCTGCAGGTATTGAAGGGTGTATAGCTTCCATACCATCTACAATACATAAAAATGCTTTACTTGCTGTATCACCGATACCACCTTGCTGTTCAGTAACTCTAATATTTGCATTAGTAGATGAAACTAAACTAATCTTCTCTTGCCCTACTGATTGAGTTCCTGAGACTGTAGATTTTACACCTGTAACACTAGCTATCTGTGCTGTTACTGCTATTGTATCATCCATAGAACCTGAAGTATCACTCCAGAAAGTAAAGTATGAGTTCCCTGTAACTGGTATATCTGGATCAGGAGCAACACAGTCTCCTGCTGCAGTAAC